GGACCGCTAGCTTCGGCGACCCCTGATAGTAGGTGTCGCCGTTGAATCCCGTGGCTCGCAGATAGGCGATCGCCGCAACGAAGGCTGCGCCGTCGTTTGTGGTGCCATCGCCCATGGCGCCGAACCATCGGACGTTGACCGGCCCGTCGAACCGGCGGACCCAGGCGCCGGACGCGCCCGACGGGTCGGACGTCGGCGGGACGTGGATCCCCTGCGCCGGGTCGGCCGCAACCTTGGCCGAAAGGTCGGACGGGTCGAACACGAAGCTCCCCGCCCGCCCCGCTTCGGCAAGGAAGGCGCAGCCCGATGACTTCGCCGCCAGCTCGGCGCGGGTGGCGACGGTCAGCAGCGCATCGTCCAGCTTCTCAAACCATTCGGCCGGCGCGACCAGCGCCATCGTCTTGGCGCCGCTGGTGAAATTGGTGAGCGGGTCGGCAATCGCCTGCCGCGCCACCTTGCCGTCGGCCTGCATCGTTGCGCGTCCGACTTCCCGCTCCTGCGGTTTGTCGAGACCCTGGATGCAATAATAGAATTGCTCGCCGCTGCTGACCGCGTCTGCCAGGCTGGCGAACCCGCTGACCGCAGCGCCAATGGTCACCGGGCCGGTGCCCGTGACCGTCGCGGCATTGCGCACCAGGTCGACGAATTTCGGCGTGAATGTCATCGCTTTGCTTTCGAATGCAGGCGGAAACTCCCTCGCCCCCTTCAGGGGGAGAGGGCGACTCGCGAAGCGAGCGGGGAGAGGGGGGACTCCCCGCCCGCCGAAGCGATCAGATGAACTTCAGCAGTTTGATGCTTTCAGAATTCACTACCTGCCCGCCAACCCGCTTGGTCGCATAGAAATGGACATAGGGCTTGTTGGTGAAGGGATCGCGCAGGATGGTCGTCGCATTCCGCTCGGCGATCGTATAGCCGGCCTTGAAGTTGCCGAAGGCGATCGACAGGCTGCTCGCCGCGATGTCGGGCATGTCCTCCGCCTCGATCACCGGATAGCCCAAGAGTGTTGCAGGCGCGCCCGACACCATGCCCGGCTGCCACACATAAGCACCGTCAGCAGTCTTGAACTTCCTCACTGCCGTCGCAGTCGCCGAGTTCATCACGAATACCGCACCCTGGCGATAAGGTGGTCTCAGCGACTGGACCAGGTCCAGGATCTTGTCCTGCGGATTGCTCGCCGGAAATCCGGCCGACACGCCCGTTCCAATGAACTGCAAGGTTCCCTGCGGCCGCGCACCGTCCGCCGTCGTGGCATTGGGCGAGCTCAAGAAGCCGAGCGGCTGGTTGGTGCCCGTGCCCTTTACAAAGGCAAATCCTTCCGCCCGGGCGAATTCGGTCGCAATCTCACTGGCCAGCCAGGCTTCGACGTCGAACATCGCATCGTCGAGCATCTGCTGCGAGGCTGCCGGATTGGCGTAGAGCTCGCCCGCCGCCGGCACGACCTCGCTGAAGGTCGGCGTGTTGGTCATCGGCCGCGCCGCCTCATAGGCGACCCAGCCCGACGGCGTGCCGCCGGTCGTGATCAGCTTGCGATAACCGGCGCTGCCGACTTTGACGACATTGGCGACCGCGCGGATTGGCGAAATCGCGACCAAGGTCTTCTCGATCTTCTCGTCGATCTCGCGCGGCACCGCGTAGCCGCCGATCGCGTCGGTCGAGCTACCGACCGCCTTCCGTTCCAGTCCAGCCTCGACGCCCTTGCGCAGATACTGCTCGATGAAACTCGCCGCCTCGACGGACTTGATGCCATCCAGCGCCGGCCGCTGCGCCGCAATCACCCCCTCGTCGACCCGCTTCTTCAAGAGCGCCAACTCTTGCTTCAGCGCCTCGACCCCATCCTCTTCCTGCTCCAGCGCCTCAAACGACGCCTCCAGCCCATCCGCCTTCACTTCGATCATGCCCATTCCTTTCGCCCAATAAAAAAGGGCCGCCGAAGCGACCCTTGCATCTTCTCGTCATCCCGGACTTGATCCGGGATCCGCCTTACTTTTTCAGTTCATCATCTAGCGCGTTCATCATTTCCTTATCCCGCGCGCAGCCCGGGGTTGCCAGGCATTCTCTCTTCATCGCCTTTATGTCGGCTTTCGAAGGCCGGGGTGGCGCTTCGATCTCCTTCATTGAGATCAATTGATCAACAATCATTTCGGCATCGAACACGCCCATATGCCCATGATGCCCGGGGATTGCCGTCCGACGGCCAATAAATTCGACCGCATATAATCCGCCGTGCTGCTTCGGACTAAATTCGGCAGAAGGTGGGCGACCAAAATCGAGCCAGATTGATGGCTCGGATCTTCTACCTCTGGCCACATATCCGCACGTCTTCGCCGGCGCGGGGCAAAACAGTGATCCTTCGAAGTCGTTGCGCCACAGACCAGACCACCGCTGAGACGCAGTCATCTGGAAGCACTCCGCAGTCGGTGCCTGCAATGCCTTCGTTCCGCCGGTTCGAAGCTTTGCGACGCACGTCTCAGTCATGCCCGGCGCAGCCTCGCGAATCCGCTGAACTTCGGCATCATTCAACGGACCATTTTCGAAGCGATGTTCGTCAATATCGTCGCCATCGACGATGACTTGGGCGAGGCCAGCAACGATCATGATCCAGATAGGCAGCATTCACCTACAGTTACCCAAAGCCCTCTCTCATTCAACCGCATGCACCCGCGCCCTCGGCTGCATCGGTTCCGCCACCAGGCTGACCTCGACCAGCTCAAGGTCGCGCAATTCCCGCAACCCCCCACTCTTCCCCGCCTCGCGCACCCGATAGCCGAAACTCAACCCATCGAGCTGCCCGCTTCGGACCAGCTTCGCCGCCCGCGCCGCGTCCGCGCCCTCGCCTAGCTCCGCGATAACCCGCAGCCCGCGCCGGTCCTCGCTCAAATGCTTGATCCGCCCGATCACCGCGCCCGCCTTGTGCTGCCACAGCAAGGGCACCGGCCCGGCCCGCTCCAAACTGCCCGCGAACGCGCCCTTGCGGATCACGTCCCCGCCTCGGTCCGGCCGGTCGAAAATCGCTGCGTATCCGGCAAAGCGAACCTTGCGCCCCGGTGAAGGGGAACTATCCATGCAGCAACTCCAGCAAACCCAGCTTGACCGCCATCCCCGCCAGCAGCGCGGCAAGCATGATCCGCACGGCCCAGCTCACCACCGCCTGCCACGCGCTGCGCTTCGCATCCCGCCAGGCCGACAGCAGCTCGCGCAATTCATCCATATCCCGCCGCGCTCTCGGATCATCCAATCCCAGCGCCCCCAACGCCCGCGCCGCGCCGGCCTGGCTCGCCTCCTCGACCAGCGCGCGCAGGGTGATCAGGTCGACGCCCCTCGCCTCGCTTTGCGCCATCAGCCGCGCCAGCACATCGCCCGTCATTGCCCATCCTCCGGTTCAAACCCCAGCTGCTCCCGCTTCTCGTCACGGCTCAGGAACTCTGCCGCGCCGACGCTCTCCCACAGCCGCGCCCGATCCTCGGCCAGTTCGCTTATCCGGTCGGTGTCGACCGCGATCCGGACCGGCCCGAGCCAGTCGCCCAGCATCTCCGCCAGCCCAGCCAGCATCCCCTCCGCCAGCGGCAGGATCGTCTGGCGATAGAGCGCCCTGCCCGCCTCGCGCGCATTGGCATAAGTCGCATCGCCCGGCAGGCCGATCAGTACCGGCGGCACACCGAACGCCAGCGCAATGTCCCGCGCCGCGCCCTCCTTCACTGCCACGAAATCCATGTCGGCCGGCGACAAGCCCAGCGCCTGCCACTTGAGCCCGCCGTCGAGCAGCATTGGTCGCCCGGCGTTGGCACTCCCCGAAAACTGCTCGGCCAATTCCTTCTGCAACCGGTCGAACTGCTCCTGCCCCAGGCTCGATCCGTCGCTCGGCTCATAGACCAGCGCACCGCTCGGCCGCGCCGCATTGTCGAGCAGCGCCTTGTTCCAGCTGCTGGCCCGGTTGTGGACACTCGCCGCACCGACCGCCGCCTCCAGGCAACCCAGCCCATAGTGATCGTCGGCCGGATGGAGCGCCTTCAGGTGCGCGACCTGCCGCCGCCCGAGCGCATCCTCCTTCGCGATCCGCGCTACTTGCCCGCCGGCGCGGTAGAGATAGGCCGATGGCCACCCGTCTGCGCCGGTCGCCACGCTGACCCGCTCCGGCCGCACGCAGTGCAACTCCGCTGGCCGGTCATGCCCGTCCGCCACCATCCGCACATAGGCATTTCCGTGCAGCAGCAGCGCCGCCGCCGCCCGCTCCATCAGCCCGCCTGCGCGAACCAGCTCGAGCGCTTTCCCTTCACCCTCGGCGAACAAGGGCAGGCTTCCAACAAGCCCCGCCACCAGCCGGACCGCGCGCAGGCCGACCGGGTTCTTTCGATAAACCTCATCCAGCTGAGCCGCATAACCGCGCACGAAGCCGCCCTGCTCGCTTTCGCCAGCCAGCCATGCAGGGATGAACGGCCTAACCGGTTCCAGCGACTTCCGGCCGAACCACCAACCCATGCGAAACTCCTGCGAACACGACAGAGCAATGAAAAAGGGCCGGCGAACCGCCAGCCCTTTGCGCGAATCACATTTTCCGATGTTGTCATCTTTGTGCCAGATGAGCGTTACGATGTCAAGTATTATTTACCTATCTGGTACATCGATGGATCGAGAGATGAACGCTGATCCAAACAAGCAACTGCTTGTGGCATGCAGGATGCGGACTCTAGTCGCTAAGAATAATCGCTCGGGATTTCCGTGATGCGCTTCCCGCCAAACACCGCGGCGAGCGCCTCATATCGATCGGCCATCTCGGCATGGGCCGCGGCCGCACGCTCGTCCGGCGCATCGTGACTCAACGCCCGCTCACTCCGCTCGCGGCTGGCAAAATAGCGGCCCAGAGCTTCCTTAGTCATGGCTGCCCGAACGCGGGATTTACCTAAGGGTTCCAAGCGCCATCAGACGGGCTAGGAGAGCCACGGAGCGAGAATCTGCTTGCTGCCGTTCAGGCTTTGATGATCAACCGCAGCCATGACGGCGACGGGACTCAGCTTCGCGCAATTGTATCAGCCTCCCGGCGCGGAATTCGACGCCCTGCTCCGACTGTACGAAGACGCGATACCCGCTCGCGAGCGAAAGAGCGGCGAAGCGCTGCGCGCCATGATCGCTTCGCCGGATTATAAGGTAGTCGTCACTCGGCGATCGGGCGATTTGATCGGCTTCGCGATCCTGCTGGTTGGGCAGGCGATGGGTCTTCTCGAATATATGGCCGTGGACAGGCGGCAGCGTGGTGGAGGTGTTGGTTCGGCGCTCTACCGGCACTGTCGAGAGAACGAGCTGTCGTCGACCCTGCCGTTGCTGGCCGAGGTGGATTCCGACCGCGAAACTGCGGCCGATCAGCATCTTCGCGCGCGACGGAAGCAGTTCTACCGCCGGCTTGGGTGCAAGCAAATCATCGGGCTGGACTATATTTTGCCACTGCCTGGAACAGGCAAGCCGCCACTGATGGATCTGCTC